TGGAGGCTCTACATATAGTATAGCAGGTAAAGGTTCAGGCATATCTACACGTGGATTTAATGGTGTATTATATTGTAGCGGTGGAAATGCAGGGCAAAATGACCAATCATGGAACTTAGGAAGCAGAGGTGCTGATGGACTTGGAAATGGTGGAAATGGTACAGGTGGAGGAACACGAGGTAGAACAAACATCAATAGTGGAGGAACAGGTTGTATTTATATAGCCTGGGGTTCACTTATGAATGATGGTTCTTAATAAGGAGGTGTGATATGAAAAAGGAATATGCTTTGATTCTTCCAAACGAGAAAACAGGCAGACATGATGTTTGTGCTTTTTCAATGTTTGGAGATGCAACTGAAGCTGTTATGACTGCAGCTGCCATTTATGGTAAAACAGCTTATGCGGTAGATTCAACTAGTTGGAGTGTAACAACACCATCTTTTTATAAAGATGGTATATTTTATAACATTAAGTTAAGGGAGGTGAAAGACGATAAGGGCCAGCCTAAAGTTATCGAGGTTGGTTCAGAACCAGCAGAACGTATCTTATCACAAGTTGAACAGATTGAAGAGCTTATGAAGAGTAACGAAGAACTAAAACAAGCTGTTCAAACTTTGATGATGGATAGTATTATTGCTGATGAACAGGAGGTGTAAGTATGTATGGTATGCTAAGAGACATGTACTTCAATGGTAATATTACAGAGTCTCAGTTACTTTTTGTAGCAAAGAGAAAACACTGGATTACAGTTGAAGAAGCTAAGCAAATTATCGCAGAAAAGAAAGCACTAGGTAATGAGGTAGGTGAGACAAGTGACTGATATTATAACAACGCAACAAGCCGTTGGAATGATTCTGACAACGCTATTTGCAAGTACAGGATTCTTTAACTTTATCATATTTTGGTTTCAACTTAAGGAGAAGGAGAAGGAACGAAAGAGATTTGAAGAGATTGAAAGTAAAAGAATAAAAGCAGATGATTTTGAAAATCTATGCGCATGTGTTACTGGTATAGCAATGTTCAGAATTACAAGAGAGTGTAAGAGATTTATTGATAGAGGTTATATTACTCTAGCAGAATTAGACTCACTTGAGAAGCACTTGTTTGTACCATATAAGAAACTCGGTGGTAATAGTATAGCAGAGACTATGATGGAGAAAGTAAGACGTCTACCAAACAAACCACTTAGAAAAAGTTTTGATGAAGAAGAGGAGGAAAGAAACATTGGAGACTAGTTTTTATGAGCTACTGTCTAAGTTAGGATTTATTGTAGCTCCAGCAATCGTTGTTATTGTTTTCGGAACAATCGAGGTTTTGAAAGCCAGAGGAGTAATTAGCAATTTGAAGAGCATTCCAGCGTACTGTATGTTAATTGGTGCAGTGCTTGGACCTATTGCATACTTTATTATTCCTGCATTCCCTGCTGAAGATATTATGTCTGCTGTAGCTGTAGGCATTGTATCTGGCGCGGCTGCAACTGGCTTGAACGAAGCTTCGAAGTTGTTTAGAAAAGATTAAAGAAAGAGAGGAAAAGAATTATGAGTAAGAACGGACCTATGGAGAGATATCCTGGTATTGATGAGGATGCTAAAAATCACATTGTACCAGGAAGTAACACAGTTGATAATAGTCCTCGTCCAAGAGGAGTAAAGAGAGGCGAGGGTGAAGATGATACCACTCATGGACCAGGTGTGATACCGAATCCTGATAAGTATACTGGACCAGGTGTTGGTTTGACTGGTAATGGTGTGGATAACTCTCCTAGACCAGTTAAGAGAGGTGAAGGCGAAGGTGATGTAACTCACGGTCCTGGTATCGGTAAGTAGTTACTGTTGTGTGAATTTGGGGGCGATGAAAATCGCTCCCTTAATTGTAAAAGGAGATAAAAATGAATCCGTATCAAAGGGGACAGAGAGCACTTTGTGGCGACTATTTCAAATTTACTCCAGATGGAGCAGGAAGTTTTAAAAGAGCAGGTCGTTGGTACAAGAAGCCGCAGAAAGGTGACATTGTCTTTTATTTCAGTGAAGCGTTAGGAAGAATTGGACACACAGGTGTTGTAGATGAAGTACCTTTACCAGATTTAGCTACCGTTGAAGGAAATACTTCAGGTGCAGACAAGGATAGAAATGGTGGAGAATGCAGAAGAAAGATTTATCGTAATTTCAAAGTAGGCGATAGGTCTTGGCCATGTGGCTTTGGTAGACCTATCTTTGATGACGAGACTTGTACTGTAGAAGAATTTCTGGAAGTTGTTAGAGGAGAAATTGGTTACGAAGAGAAAGCCACTCCACGAAGCCTAGATGATAAACACGCCAACAGAGGAAAGAATAACTACACTAAGTACGGTGTATGGTATAACAAAGGAAAGGTTATATCTGAGCCGTGGTGTGGTGAATTAGTAAGCTGGTGTATGTATCAAGCTTGTAAGCTTCATCAAGAAAGAAAAGGCTTGGCTGCACAGCGAGAGCAACAGAAAGTTGGTTGGATTCAGCAGCAGGATAAATGGTTATACTACAAAGACGGTACTCCTATTAGTGAAAAGTTCGAGTATATCAACGGTCGTTGGTATGCTTTTGATAGTGCTGGTTTCATGATTAAAGGTTGGCTTGATACAAAAGACGGCTGGTATTATCTTGGAGAAGATGGCGGTATGTTATCCGGTCAGTGGGTACAAGATAAAGGAAAATGGTACTACCTTACTAAGACTGGTTTGATGGCTACAAATGCTAAGGTTAGAAAGGCCAGAGGAGAGGGATTCGACTATGTTGGAACAGATGGAGCATACGACCCTGTTAAATCTTTATTTGTTAGTAGAATGGAAGGTGTTGACACTGTAGAATAATCGTTCGTTCCATATATAATAAAGAAGAAAAGATTTTTTTACATTCTATTGACAGGTGATTTTATTGAATCTATCATATAGAAAAGGGATACGTAATAAACAACGTATAACAACTACAATATATTATATCTTATGGTATAAATATAGTTTTTAGGTATAAAAATATCTATTGACGAATCTTATACTGTATGATATAATATATATTGTAGGTAATCCTTAGAAAGGTATCAAATAACTCATAGTGAGAAAGGAGAACACAGAGATGTTCACAAAAGAGGTTTTAGAAACAAAGAAGAAAGACGAACTGATGGATATTGCTAAGCAGTTAGGTGTAGTAAGATACATTGGAAAGTCGGCTTTGACAAAATCAGAATTGATTTCCAGTATTCTGGTAAAGCAGAAAACAGTACAGAAGAATGAACAGAATGAACAGAATGATACATGTGATGTATGTGATTCTGTAGACTGTAGATGTTGTAGTCATGAACAAAAGGCTACAATCAAAGAAGCAAAAACTTCTGTTATTGAGAAAGTGAAGCAGTTGAAAAAGAGGAAGAATCCAAAGAATGAAGAAGAGAGATTGGCCAATAAGCTGAGGTATATTGAAGAGGCTGCGATTGGTACACTACTTGCCTTTAGAACAGAAACCGGTAAGGTTAAATCAGCAATGATTGTTAATCGTTCAACCAAGAGTAAGAAGTTCAAGGTAGAAACAAAATATGGCCTACAGCATGTTGTACACTTTGATGACGTTATTTGGGTAAGAACAAATAAACGTTGGCCCAAAGGTGTTTATAACTTGTTGAAAGGTATAGATGGGGAGGTACAGAATGCCACCAATTAAAGGTAAGCCTAAAGAGGCTTATAATATCAAGAATTACGTTAACGAACGTATTAAGTATTTCTGGGAAAGGAAAACTAATTACGAGTTAGCAAAACGTAGTTACGATGACGATAAGTATGAGTTCGATTCTGATATGGATAAGTACTTTGATGTATGTGCTACCGATGATAAGATTACCGTTGATGTAGCTCAGACAGTTAAAGGTATCAAAAAGGTTATCTGTCAGAAGATTACTCAAATCAAAGTAACGTTTGACACAGCAAAGCTTAAAAGACTTCTTGGTAAGGAATTATCAAAGAACGTCATTAAGAAGAAGTATACTGTAAAAAACTGGACAGGCTTAATGCAGCTTATTAAAAGCCTAGGTGTAAGTTACAGTGACTTCACAGCTATTGTTGATGTTGAGGAATTTGTTGATGAAGTTGAGCTTGATAGAATTGTTGAGCTTGGACACGTAGATATTGAAAAGGTTAAGAAGTGTGCTAAGCCAAACGTCAAA